TAGGCTTTGACTCTCCGACACAGTAAAAACGATGGTCGTGTGGGTCTTCGGACTGTACTTCTCCAGCGATGTTCTCCATAGGATCAGTAATAGCATCTACAGTAAGTAGATCCAAAATCTCCTTAGGTACGGGTGAACAAAAACTTAAATCTCCAACACCGGCACAATGTAATCCTATGATCTTGCCAGTTTGAGTTTTGACATTCATTTCGGTGTATGGAATACCACACATACCTACGTGATTGGGCATTCTAAGTCCATATAAGTCAAACTCAACGTTGGAACCTTCATAGTCTAACAATTGATTAGAAATCCGCTTAGCAGATCCTATATTCATTTCTGTTGAGACATAGGGAATATTGTTTTTAGTTCTTCTCGTATATTCGAACCTTCTAACATAATCATACTTGGGTTTGAGACCCCCAGTAGATTTGAAATGCTGACGAATATCTTTATGTATCCTCACCCGTGGGGGTAACAATACAAGCGCATGGTCATGATTCGCGAGATCTTCGGAGTCAATAGAACCATCTATAATTTCTCCACAAGTAAGATGTATACCATCTCTATTACCAGTTATACAAACTGGGTTCAAGACGTATATATTCTTTCGTACTGTTGGATCTTCACGAACAAGGCGTCTCAATTTAGAAACCCAATGTTCTTGGAACAACGCATACCTGTCAACTATGAACAGGGCGTGACCAGCAACAGTTTCACCTCCCATAACGCTATATAAATTGCGTTGAAAGATGCTTGTGAAAACAACTTTACCGTTTAAGTCATATATATCATGAGATTGAACGGTTGCGACAGTAGTATTTCTAGCTCTCATATCGCTTAACTTAGCATAAGCACTAGATTTAGTGACAGGAACATTAACAGATTGAACTTCTCCAACTGTAGATTCCCACATAGTAACTAAACCTATAGCCACACCAATAGCTCCTGATCCTAGGGCTAACATCCAGTGAGCTCTAGAAAAGACTTTATCTTCGCTAC